CGGATAGCCGTTACTTCACCGTTTGCATCGGTGACAAACCAAATATCACCGGATTGTGGACTGGTTGGCGTTGTTGCACCATAATATGCTTTGTTTTTGCCATTGGCAGTCGTAATTGCTATCTGTGCTGCTTGTGCTGCATCTGCAGCTGTAGCTGCCGCTTGTACTGCCGTTTGTGACGCAGTTTCAGCAGTTGCTTGAGCCTGTCCAGCTGTCTGTGCTGCACCATTTGCCGTTTCTTGGGCAGTAGTTGCTGTTTGCTCTGCTCCTTTCGCAATCTTAGTTGAGTTTGTGAAAGAAATATCTACACTGCCCATTATGGTCATGGGGTATCACCTCTTTTATGTTCATTGATCCTAAACAATTGATTTGTCCTTTGGCTATCTTCTAAATCTTCATTTCCCCATGCGAAACCTTGTATTAGCCATTTCTTTCCATCCGAGTCGTAGTAATAACTGATTGCTTCAGGTTCGTTATACTGCCCTATTTGATCAATAGTGCCCTTATCAAAGGTATATACAATCTTATAAACTAGCGATTTGGATCGTATATCAACGCAATACATGACCCTTTCATCTAATCCATTTGCATCTCCTGCATCGAAATAAACGTAAGGAAAATCTAGACAAGATGATTGGAAGGTTTGGCTAGATCCATCAAATCCAACATCACTGCCATTCATTGTATAGATTGGTTTGAAAAGGTTATTTTGAATATCTGATTTCTTGCATACATATAAGGTAACTTCACCTTTTGATAGATGAACATAACTATTTTTCTCATCATAATTTACACGATAATAGTCTGTTGCTCCGAACGAATAAAACTGAATTGATGAATCTCCATATTTGAGGATTTTGTTAGGAACATATTTAAACCTTGCAACTCCCCAATAATGCGTTCCGTCTACTGCTGATTTTGATGTATTGATCATTGCAGACCATATATAAACATCACTGTCCACATGCTCTATTCCAAAATTAGAACCATGACCGCCACCAATCACCCACATTTGGTCAACGAACTCCCCATCTAACGTGGTTCTTGTAATGCTGAATGATTGCCAGTCTCCATTAGATGACTTTTTATTACCGAAATACTCCTGCGACCAATAAATATAGCTATTTTTGGCATCTACTTGAGCATATTGGGCAACATGTGTATTTACATCATCACTAGGATTGTCCATCGGTAACGTTGCAAAATAGGCAGCATCTTCTTCTGTTGCAAATAGAATAGGGTCAGTCAATCCATCATCAACCTGACAACGAATTGTACTTCCTACCACCTCCGAACCTACTGTGATAACATTTCCAACTCCTACATGTGCATCTTCCCATGCAGTATCGTGTGTGCCATCACTATTTATCTTTTGCCAAATAAATTTGTCACTATCGATCTGTGCTGTGACTTCATCAGTTCCTTGATAAACCCTGATGATAATGCGCTTTTCCGTATCATCTGCAAAATCCGTTCCATCTGGAGTAAAGTACTCCACTTTATATGCTTTGGCCTTTTGTGATTCTTGGTATGCCTGTGCAGCCTTAGCTTGTAGTTTCCAAATATCCTCTGGGGTAACTACTTGAACCTCAACAAATTCCCCTAGGATTACTTTATTGTTTTCTGGATTTGCCTCAGATTCATCCAGTTGGATGACCCTGGCATCCAAAGTTAATTCGGGATCCATCGAAAAATCAATAACCTGTATACGATCGCCAAGATTCGGCTTGTAGCCTAAATGGGCAACATCAACTGTATAAGTATATTTAGGATGATTATATTTGGCCAGTTGCTGTTTACCCCAATCTAATAAACCACTAGGGTTAGCAATACTGTCATTTACAATGTATCCTTCTAAGTATTGATTACCATTGTTATAGAGATCATTTGCTTCATCATCTACAATATACTCTCGGCCATTATTCACACTTGCTATTGAGACTATCTCGCCTTTGCTATTTGTACCTCCGTAGACATATAGCTTAGTATACATCTGTGAGTCGTCACCGGTTCTAGTCACTCCTAATAAATCGTGAGAATACTCAAATCTGCGCCCCTCTGATTCTCCTAATTCTTCTACTATGTCAATTAATTTTCGAACAATTTTTCCGTTATAAACCTCTACATAAGCCCTAATTTCAACAGAAAATTGAGTAGTTAATTGATCCAGCCAATATTGAGCGTTATTTCCAGAACTAAATTCTAATGATTTTACCCCTCCAAAGAAATCATTCTCACCTATTTCCCAGCCTGATCTTTGAAGAATATATTCAAATGCATCTTGGCTATTTGCAGCGCTAAATGTTTTTGGCTGTACGTATATGTGAGTTAAATCCCAAGCTAGCAGATTGATTGCTTGAACTGTTTTTGTATGTGTTGATCCAGCAGCTTCATCTTCTGGACTAAAAATTCTATAACAATAAAAACGGCCATCCCCTCCCTGCTTAAGAAGGTGATAGCCATTTGTCATGTAGGCTGTCTCACGATAACCATATGGGACTGATATTTGTAAGGTATCGCTCCAAATTTTACCTTGATCATCCGCAATTTTGGTTGATCGTATATCATTGTAAAACTTGCATCCTTTACCATCTAGGTCAAGCACTCCACAGACATTTAAATCCGGATCTAATATTGTATACATTGACTATCACCTCCTCTATTGAGTAGTTGGACGATATTCATAATACCAGTCTGCATCGCTTAGATCGGGGTCGAAGGAAAATACTTTTTCAACACCACCTTGTAATGTTGGAAAATTACTTCCAATATAAAGTTTATCCATAAAAATAGCGCCGTTTTTATATACGGTGCGATCTTCACAATTGATTTTTATTTCATCACCTTCATTGGCAATTATTGTTGGTGAAGTTGTGGATCCATTGCCTCCGTCAATGACATTCCAAACTTTAACATCACTAAGTGCCATCGAATTATTTTTATAATTCTTGACTGGATCAGCTGCATCTTCTGCAATATCCATTTTGGCAGTATAAAAAGCAATTCCAGCTAATTGTTTTGCATATTTACCACTAGAATCTGTATATGTGTAAACCAAAGGTTTGCTCCAAGCAGGGTTTGAATTATCGTCAAATTTCATTATTTCAGCACGATATTTATTTCCTACTTTTTTCAACTCGAGATAGCCGTAGAAATTAGTAAAAGTATTAGTTGATGTATCTTCACTTAGCTTGACAGTTCTCCACTGCTGCACTGTTTTTGTCTTTCCATTTTCAGTAACTTTCTTTGTACCCGTTCCAAGTTTAATTGTTTTTGTTTTTTTTTCCCCTTTTTTGATATTTCCTTTACCATAATAAATATTTTTATAATTATGTGACGTGCCAAGTTGTACTTGAGCATATACTTCTTCACTACTTCCGTTATCTTTCAGCATAATTTTTCCAAATCTCATCCCATCTGAGTCCAACAAATATACTTCACATTTTCCTCGAGCTCTAGCATAATATTGATTATTCCACATTCTAACTCTAATCCTAAAGTCATCATATTGATTGGGAAGCCATTGCAATCTAACAGGACCATGCCACTTTTTATTGTTTGTGGCAGGNCCAAAATCATCATTACCATCTGTTGTTTTCGCTACTTTTATTGAGTTTGATGTACTCATCATACTTCCTGATGGAATACCATTTTCCAATTCAAAAGTAATGTTAGATGAATCAATAGCAGTCCAAGTTGCTAATGTATTACAAGGATCGTGGAAAACTAAAGGTTCCTTATTTATTGGAGAATCACCAGTATCAGGATCAACATCAGCCCCTAAGTAGACATAATTTCCATCCTCATCAGTAATCGCAATTTTGGTTACATCCTGTTTGGGCATGCATGTAAAAATAGGATAGCATTCCGCTGTCCCGTCTGGAGTAATTATTATAGGATTTTCTTTCATGTCATGCTGTTGATATTCTCCATATCCTTTCGGGTCACTACAAGAAAAGGTAAGAGTGCAAGTTGCCCATTGATTATTGCTTATAAGTTCTGGAGTAGAAATGGAACTAAAATGACCATAATAAGTCCATTCCGAATCATTACTAAAGACCATCGGATACTCACCATCACCAAATGTTGTAACAATGTTAGACAGGTCATGAATTTTATCTATTCTTTCTTGAGGTGTTTTTGCTTTTATCGTAATACTTATTTCAAATTGAAGTTGTCCATAAGAATTACCGAGATATATTTTACCAACCATTCCCGGTACATCTTGAACATTCTCTGAAATTTCTGGAGTGACTGGCCTTTTTATGTCGTTTACAATAAGTCCGAGGTCTTCCACAAAATCAACCCCGCAAAAAATGCAAGTTAACCTATCCAACCGTAGTCACTCCTTTAAACATATTTCGAATATTTGTAGTTGATTTTGCATATTTATTATAATTGTCATATAATTCTTTTCCATCCAGATAAACAGAATTGTCTTTTTTCAACAATTGCATAAGAATCTGATTCTGTTGCAATGTTGCTTGTAAAAGTTTATACATAACGGATTCATCTTCATTAGATACAGAAACATTTGAAGACTGATTTAAACTTTTATTTCCTACATTTCCACCTTGAATTTGATTTCCAACTCCAAGGATTTTCTGAGTTTGGGAAAGTAGTTGCAAAGCTCGTGTTCTTTTTAATGGGTCGAGTGGAATGATCATTTCAGGTTTATTACCTTCACCAACCTCAACAATTTGATTCCTTGTTATTAAACCACCATTAGCATATCCATGTCCTTTACCTAAAGCACTCAATGATTTACCATATCTATGTTTTGCATAATTTAAGGCAGCTAGTAAGTTATCAAATCCATTGAAGATATTATCGTGACCAGGAAATTTATAAGCATTGAATGTAGAAGAAATTGTTTGCATTAAACCTTTAGCTAAATCACCACGAATAGTGTTTATATCCGTATATCCATGTTGGACAGCTCTAGGATTACCACCAGATTCAGTCTTTATTTGTCTTAATACTTTGTTTACCATGCTTGGGCTTGTAGATAATCCATTCATTTCCAAAGCTCTAATTACATAAGGTCTCCATCTTTGAACACCTGAGCCACTGGGTTCGCCCATGTCAAAGAATTTCTTAATCCAGTTAACAGAAGCATCTTTAACAGTTGTAACTGCCCCTTTAGCTATATCAAGGGTTGGATTTTCAAGACCCGATAAATTAGTAAATGAGCTTACAGCTTTATCAATAAGTTTTTTAGGATTACTCATATAATCCCAAACTGTCTTACCAGCACTAAGAATTTTTCCTGTTACTTTACGTCCAACTGATTTAATAGTACTCCAAGCATTTTCTAACCAACCAGTACCATTAGCAAAGTGAGGATATAATGACATCAATTGTTCTGTAGCATTACCATTAAGAATACTTGTTCCTTTAGGAAGATTTACAAGAGTATCTGAATTAGGAGAAAGGAACACCTCACCATTTGGTAAAGAAATAAGCTCATGCTTCCCACCATCACCAACAACTGCTAAACCACCTTGGAAATTATCAGTACCTTTTGCAAATTGAGGAACCTTCCATTTAGGAATTCTTACACTCTTTGGAGCATGAACCTTATCTAAAATCCAGTTAATTCCTTTACGTACACCATTAACACCTTTGCCCAACCCTCTTAACATTGCATTTCCAATACTAATCATCGCACGTTCTAGGGCTCTAGCTCCACCTTTGATGCCATTAGCCATTTTATTAGGAAGACTTTTCGTAGTTGAAACGATCTTATCCCAAACTGAAGAAATTTTATTCTTCATACTTTCAGCAATTTTTACTGATTGGTCTTTCATACTGTTCCATCCATTTTTGACTAATCTAATCAGCCATTTTAATGGAGAAGAAAAGATACTCTTTAAGCTATTCCACATTTTTGAAAAAATATTTTTTAAACCAGAAGACAAAGAACTAGAAATTTTAGTCAAACTACTCCATCCATTTTTAACTAAATTAATTATCCATTTTAATGGAGTAGAGAAAATGCTTTTTATGCTGCTCCACATTTTTGAAAACAATTTTTTAAAACCTGAAGAGAAAGAGCTAGAAATTTTGGTTAAACTGTTCCAGCCTTTTTTCACTAAATTTACAATCCATTTAATTGGAGCAGAGAAGATAGTCTTAATAGCAGACCATAATTTAGAGAAAATAGCTTTAAATGGACCAACAAAAACCTTTGCTGCTTTGAGCATTTTACCAATCCACATTAACTCGAACCAGTTTAAGATAAGTTTAAATGCTCCTTTGAATATAT